GGAGAATCAAACAATGCAGCGTAACCAACTAAAGTATTGCCGTTACCTTCAGCACGCACTTCAAGATTGCTGTACGCAATCGTGCGCTTCTCGTCTAATGGTTTTGCTATCCAGTTGCATAGTTCGCTCATAGTGTCTCCACTGTATATGATTTTAGTTGTCTTTTTTACTTTGAGAAAATCTTGGGTGATTTGACTTTAGTAGATCGTTATCTTGAACATAGTTTTTATTTTCTGGCGCACCAGTTCTTGATAGGTATAGAAACGCATTTACTCTAGCAAACGACCATTGTGCTCTAGTCATTCCTGGTCTGTGAGAAGTTGAGAACGCACCAGAGCCACGCCGATACACAGCCTTCAACGCACCTAAAGTAACCCGAGTCCAATCAGGTCTGTCTGCTTCTTTCATTTTGTCGTTGTGTTCAGTTACTTTGTTTTGCAAAGTTTTTTCTGTACCTTCTGAAAGTTTGATGCCACCAGTTTTATCGGCTGCTGAACCAGCAGGGTTTTCATCGCTTCCTTTGATTTGGTCTTTTGGTGGTGCTGGCGCTCGTTCTTCATCACCGTCTAGTTGTTCCACGATTCTTTCTGCGTATGCTTGCGCCCGTCTTGCAGATGATTTACTTGAACCACCACCCCACAACAGCATTGCTACTAAGCCTGCAGTGATTTCATCTCCTTGAACAGCGTCAAGATCAACAATGTGGCGTGCTATCCAAGGAGATATTTTACGCCACTTGTTTTCGCTTAGGGCTTCACCGTTAGCCATACGCCGAGCATCAGCAACAGTCGCAGGAACTAGTCCGTCACCTGATTCACCTTCAGCGTGTAACGCCAAACCTCGTTTCGCTGAGGCACGCATAAATGCTGGTGCAGACAAATTGACTGCCCGATATTCCTGCATCTGCATTTCCTCAATCGGTTCATCCTCTAGTTCATCTTCCATTTCTTCATCGGATTCATATGATGCTTTCGCTTTAATTAACATCATGATTGCAGCATCAATAAACGAAACCATCTCACTATTTCTTGTATCTGTTTCATCTGCTGTAGCAATATTTAATGCTGTCATCTGATCTAAGGCTTCCTGATGTGTTGCGTGGCATCCACCATCAACAGGAATCATCTCCCCAACTTTTACTACGGCGTGACCATCGCAGCCTTCAGCATCCATGATTACTTCGTATGGCATACATCAATCCAAATCTGGAGTTAGCACACGAACATTTGTAGTGCCTGTATTAGTAATCCCGTAAAGAGTTTCACCGAATGGAACTTGGATTGTTATCGTTTGATTGTTTGGCAAATGCAATCCACTTGATGTAGTAACAGAACTATCACCAAGATATGTGCTTCCACTTGTTGAATGTAAATAGCAAGTACGAGGTTGATTATCTGCTGCAACAATTAATATTGGTGAAGTAGTTACTGTTACTGCTACTGATTTCATAAGTTATCTCACTGGTGGTTTCGGATCTGTACCCAAAGTTGGAAGTTCGCCACCTTCAATACCTGCAATCGCCGTACCAGCCAAGCCCATAACAAATTGATCGCCACCTTCATACGGTTCATAGTTTTCTAATTCACGAGCCTCATTAGGTGTCATCGTTCCCGACATGATCTGTATTTGTTGCGCCTTAACACGAGTTGTCAAATCAGCACGCAAGAACTCATCAGCATTAAACTTGATGTATGTATCTATAGGCAGTCTGCTTGAAATAGATTCCTCTAAACGGCGCACCCAACCAAGCAAAGTGTATTTGTAAAACGCTGAACCTAATGCTTCTAAGTTTTGGTAGGTCTGCGAATCGCCACCAGTACCAATGATCAGGTGCAAAGGAATACGGTACACACGAGCGATGTCACGAATGATTGATTCTTTATGTTCCAACATTTGCATATCTGCTGCGCTTGTTGTTACTGAACGCCACTTCAAACCACCCTGAAGCACAGCAGGCTTGCGATGTTTGTAATGTGATTCCTCCCAATTATCCCTGATCTGTCTTGCTTGTTCAGGGGTTATTGCTTGATCTGTTTCTAATACTGATGATGGTGTTGCGCCTTCACCATAAAACTGCGCCAAGAACCTATCCATCGCAAGACCCATACCAACTGTGTTGCGCATAGTTTCTAAAGGTGACAAACCTTTTTTGTAGTTCGGCAGGATCATCCAGTGGATAGCAATGATGTCATCAGATGAAAATTGTTCTTTACCGATCTGATAAAAAGTTTCGCTTGTTTCTGTGTCAGTAATGTTTTTGATTGCGTTCGGATGGATATTACGCATCTCAACAGGGAAACCATTTGAACCTCTTGGAGCGTAAATGTATGCGTTGCCATGAATTGTAAGAGTCAGCATCGTTTGATGAATGAAATCAAACATTGTTTGTCTATCATTTGGTTTCATCAAGACAGATGGCGTTGGAACATTCTCTATTTTGCCTTTACGATTACGCACCACCTCAATCGGCATAGACGCAACAGAATCAGCAAGAATACTTACGGCAGCAAGAAATGCACTGTGAGCGAACGCAGAAGTTTCATTAACAATCTCGCCCGACCAGTTGTTGTAATACGGGCGTGCAGTTATTTGATATGGGTCAATGCTTGTAGGCAAAGCACGCTGCTCAGTCCGTTTCCATAAACTCATGCTGCCAAGCCTCCACCGATAACCATCAGAACGCCAGCAACAATAACACTAACGGGAACATTGAAACAGCCGATGCCAACGACAATCAAAATGCCACCAACGATTTCTATCGCTGTTGTAATAGTTTCTTTTTTGTTCATGTCCATATGTCCAATACTGTTGGTGTTGCTTGTGTTTGTGGTTTGCTTGTTGCACGATCCAATGCCATAACCATAGCAATACACGCATCTATCTTGCGTCTTGATTTGCCTTTGGATAAACGCCAGCCTGTATCTGTCATGCGTTGCGCTGCCGAAAGAACTTGATCTGTGAATGTTGGTGAGCCATCGTGCGCAACTTTTTTGTTGATGATCATTTCGTAGGCGTTGCCACACGCAGGTATCATTCGTGCTGCTGATTGTCCGAACTCCACCATGTTTAGTCCGTCATCGGATAGGGCTTCTGCTGATCGTTGAAAGAACGCAGGGTCATAAGCGAACTCTTGTACCGTATAAGTGTTGTGCAGTTCTCGTAAATAGCGTTCTACATCTGCTACATCTACGCCTTCAAGTTCGGGTTGCCAAATCTTTGCACGAGTCACATAGCGTTCGTCTTGTTTTTGTACGGTAACAACTGCAATAGTGTCATGTCGTAACGCCATATCTATTCCAACAAATACAGGTAACTCTTTATCAAGTTCGTGTGTTACAGATACGCATTGTTCCCACGCACCTACAGGAAGCCAAGATTCTTGTGAACGCACCCACTGATTTAATCGCCAACGGCGCATACTTGTTTCAGATGTTTGTTTTACAGCCACAGCAAGATCATCAGGATCAAGCAAGCCTTCAGCCAAGTTTGGATTAGAAACACGCCACGCTTTACGATCATCTATTTGACAATCCTCTGGTGCTTCCCACCACCAAAAACCAAACTGATCATCCTTGACTTCACCTGATGCGACTTGTTTGCCGTACTGATACAACTTGCCAGCCAAACTTTCCAAGTCATATCCTGCTGTTGTGATGCTTACTGTTAATGGTTCTATTCGTGCGCCCGAACCTAAGGTCATCTGATCGTAAAGATCACTATTGTTTTGCCCCCAAAGTTCATCAAACAAAACTAGTGAAGGATTTAATCCTGCTTGCCCTTTGAAGTCTGATGACAAGACACGAAAGACAGAACCAAAGCGTGGCATCTCTATCGCATCCCGATAAACCTTTGATTCGGCAGCAAGTAACGGACTGTTCACTATTTGTTGTTTTGCTTCGTTAAAAATAATTCGTGCTTGTTGTCTGTCGTTCGCTACTGCATAAACTTCTGAACCAGACTCGCCAGCAATCATTCCGTACACGCCAACAGCAGACATCATCAAAGACTTGCCTTGCTTTCGTGGCAAACCGATCAGCGCACGCCGATAACGCAACCTGCCTGTTACATCGTCACGCTCATACAAAGAACGCAACAGCCATTTCTGCCAGTTCGTGAATATCAATGGTTCGCCTGAACGAAAACCTTTTAACACATTAAAATAATTTTGCGCAAAACTTACAATCTCATCGCCATCTGTAGCCCTGTTTTTGCGTTCCGTATAAAACGCTGGTTTCCACTTATCGGCTGGATGAACGCTTTTCGGCAATGCGTTTGTTGAGGTCGCTGAACTCATGCTTTGTTGTTTCACCTGTTCCTAATAGTCCTCGCTCTGACGGACTAAAGCCTATCTGACCCAACAAGGTAATGATCTGCCGATCTACTTCACGCAGCGCACGCCGTTCACGCCACAAAGACTGATCTGCTTGCAACATGATACGCAACCGTGTTCTTTCCTCTGTTGCTTCACACAGCATCAAAATAAGTTCTGTGTCCATGCTTTGTTTAAGCCAACCTGCACCCGATTGCCAAACTTGATTCCAAAGCCTTCTACCACCATCACCGATAGGGCGATGTGGTTCAGGCACATGATTGTTTGGTAACGCAATAATGTCAGCAGACTTTGTGACAACAGGAAGTTTGCGCCCTGACGGATTGCCAATACGCATCTTGCGTTCAACAGGTTTACGATTACTGCCACCACTACCTTTGCCACCCATTACAAAATCTTTCTGTAGATGTTCATTGTGTCATGCTACAAACAAAAAATGGGCTGCGCCTCCCCGATCAAAGGAAACGCAGCCCACGAGGGGAACTTAAATTATTTAGTTATTTTGTCTGCTTTGCAAACTGTTCTAAAGACGCAATGGCTTTGGCAACAATTTCATCATCAAAGTTTGAATCCCACCAAAAGCCCGAAACAACATTTTCAATGTCATTAGCAATAGGCAAAACAAACTCATTTGCAACCTCAACACTTAAAGACTTTTTAGTTTTTTGAATAGTTGTTGCAAATGGCAATTCGTATCCTTCATGTGCGCCGATCAACTCAACCCATTCAGCCAAAGTCAAATCACAAATTGTGATCTCTGCTTTCCAACCAACTGTGACGCCATTTTTATAGCAAGTCTTAACTGCTTTGAACTTGACGGCTTGCGCAACCAAGTCAAAAATCGTTTGATCTTTTAATGCTTGCATTATTTTGCCTTCTCAAGAAGTCTTGTTTTTTCTAGCCAAGTAAAATGAAGTTCAAGAGCATAAACAGCATCACGGCGCAGAGCGTAAGCAGAACCACTATCAATATTGCTGCGCTCATTTGTTTCAATGTCCATGATCAGCCATTCAACACGGCGCACATCAGGACAAGTTCTTTTTCCTGTGCGTCTGTCTGTATGAAGTCGCTCACACAAACCATGTTCGCAAGCAGCACCTTCTATCCACCATTCCTCTTTAACGATTGCCCATTTGCTTCCTTTGTATGCTTTCATGATCCCTCCTCAGGGTTAGTTGCTTAGAACACAAGCATAATATGATCCCCACGCAAAAAGCAATTCATTTGTGCTTCTCAAAAAACTAGTTTTGCTGAAAGGTCGTGCCCCTCTT